CTTGAAGCCCATCTAATAGCCCAATTATCATCTGCTGATGGGTCAACCTTTGAATGTTGAAGTAGATGTTTAACAACTTCATGATGACCATTATCTGAAGCCCATTTAATAGCATAATTATCTCTTGCTGATGGGTCAACGCGTTTATCTTGAAGCAGATGTTTAACAACTTCATGATGACCATTATCTGAAGCAAATTGAATAGCCAAATTATCTCTTGCTGATGGGTCAACGCGTTTATCTTGAAGCAGAAGTTTAACAATTTCGAGATGACCATTTTCTGAAGCAAATTGAATAGCCAAATTATCTCTTGCTGATGGGTTAATTTTACTATATTTTAAAACCTTTTTAAGCATTTCAATATCAGCATTTTTTATAGCTTTATAAAACATATCTTCAGCATATTTCTCATCAGTTTTCAATTCTATTATTTCTTTATCAACTTCTCCGTCACCTTCAACCATATTTCTAATATCTTCTGGTAAACTATTTTTCACCTTATCATAAAATTTACTGCTCAAATAATTATTCTTTTCTCTTAAATAAATAATAATATTTACTATTCTCGCCGTATAATTCTTTATCATATAACCTAAACTTTCTGATTTCATTATTAACTCTACATATGTATCAAAATCGAGTATTTTCAGGTCATCTAAATTTTTGCTCATACTTTCAAGAACAGAAAATTCTTCACCTATAACACCCTCTTTTTGTAATTTCATTACTAAATTAATAAATTTTATATCATTATGATTTCTATGTTTATTTAATGTGGATAATAGACCACTTATAAGACTTCTCATATTATTATTTTTATTTTCTTTAAAATTTCCATATTCTTTTAAAAATTTTTCTATTTTTTCAATATCAAATCTAAAATTACCTTTAAGCATATTCCATATTATATTATACCTAAAATGTGCTAATATAGTATCTCTATTTACTTTTATTTTATTTCTAACTATTTCAAAAGCTTCGTCACTCATATTCAAAATAAATTCTTCTGACTTTTTTTGATTAATGAATGGCGCTCTTGAAATAAATTTTACAGCGTATGGATATAAATTATTATATTCTTCACAATATGATTTAATTACTTTGAGAACACTATCAAAATGCTCTTTTATAAAATTCATTTCTTTTTGACTTTCCATAGTTTCTAATTCTCGAATTAACTCAATTTCATTAACGGGAATCTCTGTAATTACATCATAACCTGCTAATATATGTAACCCTATACGATATTTCTCTATGTTGTTAGTAGCTTTTAGGGTTTCGTAAGCAACTTTATTTTGACTTTTATTAAAATCAAATTTTAAATATTTATCACCAATATACTTTTTCTTATATTCTAATATATACTTATATATATCCTTATAATTACTATACTGAAATATTAGACTTCTTAATTTATGTATGTATATGAAGCAAAATTCAGGATATTTAGATAGATATTCTATTAACTCCTCATATTCAGGTTTAGCATATTCCATCAAATCTATCTTTAAAAAAGCTTCAATATAATCCTCTGGATTTCTATCTTTTATCAAATTTAAAATATCATCAACTGGTCTTTTTTCTTCTATATAAAAATTCAGTCTATTTCTAAATATTTTTGGAATATCTGATTTCTTTTCATATACATTATTTGAAACTTTTTTTGAAAATTCCTTTATTTCATTTTCCATTAAACTAAAATCAATTTCCCCTTCTTCAATTTGCTGTTCAAATGTTTTACTAATATCTTCATCTAACAAGCGAGTAATATCCGCTATTTTATCTAATCGCTCATATAATATATTATATATACCTACTTTCGATTCCCAATCGTATTCCACATCTTCTGCCCAAGAAATTTCATCATTTCCATCCATCCTGAATACATAATACTGTGAAATTAAGTCTTTAAATATTACATCGCCATGAATATAACTATCATTGAGAAATTTTAATAAATCACCATAAAAATGTTTCATTCTATTTGTTAAAAAATCTATCATGTTATTTTCATTTAATAGGTTAGTAAAATGAAGTGTATCATCATCTTCAGAGTATATTTTAATATCCCCAGTTTTTTTATCTAAATCTACCAAAACATCATATTCCCAATCCTCAACATCTCTAAAAGCTCCAATATCCTCTATAAACCCATAAATATCATCACCCTCTTTTATATATTGTAATCCACTTAATTCTCCGTCAAGGTAGAAAAAATACATAGCTTCACCATCAGGTAATTTAGTATAAGGAAAATTCATTATATTATTGTTTGGTGGATTATCTAAAATCTCATGAACATTCATTAATAGATTATAATTTTCATCTAATAAATCAACTAAAAAATTCTTAAATTCTTCATCATCTTCAATATTAGTAGGTATGGTAGTATTACTATTAGCTTCGTCTTTCCATTCCTGTAAATAATTATCATATGGATTATAAGCTACTAACCACTTCTTATTTTCTACTCCATCCTCTGTCAATATACCCAAAACACAAGTATCATCATGTACATATTTTCTGAAATATCCAATTCCAGTAACACACCATTTACCTTCAACACCATTATATCTATGATTAGCAAAAAAATTTAGTGATTCAAATGTATATGGAAATATTATTTTAATATTATCATGTCTAATTTCATCATAATGTTCACCCTCTATAAGATTACCATACTTCTGTTGTCTTTTTGACCTGTATGTATCCATAATATCACGTAAAGTAGTAAGCAATTTATTTTTATCTTTCTCATGCCAATTTACCTTAACATCTTTAAACTTGTTAAAATAATTTATAATTTCTTGTTTTTCTTCATCATTTGTAGGTAGTTTATTTACAAACTTATCTATAGCTTCATTTAATGATTTTTTCCATTCACTATATTTCATATTAAAAAAGTCCTTTATCTTTATTAGTTATCTCAACATTTTTTTCAATAGTTTTTACTTCGGATAAAACATCTTTTAAATTAAATTTTCTACTACTACTACCATCTTCTTCATTTTTTCCAAATTTCTCTTCAGTATATTTTGCAAGTAACTCAATTTTACATTTAAAGTTTTCTACAGTAATTTTCATCATCTCTTTATTGTTCTTATCAAAACTACTACATAAAGTATTATATGTATTCATAAGACTTGAATATGTTTCAAATAATTTATACGGTGTATCAATAGTTAAAAGTATCTGCTCTTTCAACTTGTTCATAATAGTTTCAAGATTAAATAATGATTGTTTAATTCTTATTCTACATTCATGATAATCTTTTATACTATTCTCATAGACCTTATTTTCCTTTGTAAAGAGTTTTTCAACACTATCTATATCATCTATGGGTTCATCTATTTTAATCTCTTCTGGCTCATATTTGGAAGGGTCTGGTGGGTCTAATGGAATATTATTTACCGGCATATCAAATTCTTCAAATTCATTATTTTTGATAAAATCATCTAATTCATTTCTCTTTTTTGTCATTTTTCTCTCCCCATGCTGAATTTATTATAACCAAATTCAACATCTATATATAATTCTTTTTTATCATCGCTTGTTGTTTTAAATTCTAATCCACTTACAGATTTGATATAACAATCAGTATAATAAAAATATTTGTTTCTATATCCACCATTATTTTTTAAAGTAAATAATTTTATATTACAATAAGTATCTTCTCTAACATTATCAGAATTAACATCTAAAACATTATTCATTGGATTTATTGTAAATAACCAATTCAAAAAATATTCATATACATCTAAGTTTTCATCAACTAAAATTCTTAATTTGAGTGGTTTACCAAAAGATAATTTTTGACCACTCATATAATAATCTGCTCTCTGTAGTGCTATTTCTATATCTTTCTTAATACCTATATCTGGGTGTCTGAATTGAAGAATATTAAGAATAACTTTTTTAAATTTATAAAACATATTTATATCTTTTGTTTCATCTTTTAATCTTTCAATCTCTACCCTATAAGCATTATCATAATATAGATTAAAATCTGTTATATCACAATCCATAAATTCCTCAATTTAATTTTATTTTTGTTCCAGTAATAAATACTTCACCACTACTATTTACTTTAACATCACTTGATGAATTTATTGTTGTTTTACCTAATGCTGAAATATACATATCATTTTTGGATTTTATAACAAAACTACCATCTTTTAAAATTCTTAACTCTGTTCCAGTTTTATGTTTAATAGCTATATTATTATTATTTTCTGTATTATCTATATATACCTCGTTATCACCATCTCTATATATAAATTTTCTTTTAGGGTATGTTGAAGTATAATCAAAATCTGGTTCATCAGAAAAATCTTTTTCCTGTGTTTCTTCAATAACTTCTGGAATATTTTTCATAAAATTTTCTTTAGGGTATTTTCCATCTTTATCTGTAAAACCTTTTGAGAAATCTGGTAATTCATCATAAGAAACTGGTATTACAGCAGTTACTAAAAAATTCTGTTTATATTTATCAGTAAAAATTCCCATTACAGTAGTTCCCTGTTCTGGAACACTGAATTGATTTATGCCAAAATTTGATGAAGTAGTTGGTTGTGCTATATATGACCATGTTAAATTTTCAGTAGGTAATCCCTCTTTGTTATGGGTATGTATTCCAAAAATTCTTACTCTTACTCTACCAAGATTTTTAGGGTCTTGATTATCTTCTATAACACCATAATAAAACATTATTCTACCTCACCAAATGTATTATTTAAATTAGCAAAATTTTGTAATGATATATCTATTCCAAATAAAGTAACTTCTGTAACAACTTCACTTCTTGTAAAAATATGTTTTACTTTACTTACCATAAAATTTTTTAATAGATATTTATCATCAGGATTTTCTATGTTATTAAATCTTATAACATCACCGATATTGATACTTAATTTTGAAACAATGTTTAAAACTACTTTATTATATTTCATCTGTTTATTTATATAATTATCAATTATTTTTTTTGATGTTTCAATACTTTTTTCTTTATCTATTACAAAACTCAAACCGAAATAAGTATCATCAATATCTATATGTTTATCATATATAAAATTATTATCTAATACCTCTAATAAATGTGAGGAATAATAATTAAATTTTCCTGTTTCAATATTAAAACTCTGCTCCTTTTTAAATAAATCATGATTTTCTATTACATTATTTATTTTTAAAATTTCAGGAATAAATGATATAACACATATAAAATTATTAACATCATTATTGAAAAGAACTAATTTATCTCTATTATTATTACTAAAAGCAATTTGTTTTGTATTATTACTATTTTCTTCATAAAGAGTTTTAAAACTTTTTATTATATATTTCTCATTCCCTGATACTGTTGTAATATTTCTAAATAATGTTAGATAAGGAGTATATGATTTTGAAACTGCAAATTCTGATAATATTTTTAATGAGTTAAAAGGATTTTCACATATTAATAAATTCTTTTTCTCAATATCATCTTCTATACTTATTTCATTATCACTTGCTGAAAAATATTTTTGTAAAATTTCTCTTATTCCTACACTACAAATATCTTCATTTATCGATGTATATGTTTTATTGATTCTTTGATTAATGATATACCATTCTGGTCTGCATTCAAATAATACTATCCCCTCATATAAAAATCTTGCATCTACACTTTCTTGATTATATTCTGTTCTAATATCAGTTATTACCCATTCAGTGGCTTGATAATTTTCTAACTTATCTTTTAATCCTATTGTTATTTTTTCACCACCTTGAATGTTAAAAGTATTTAAAATATTATTAGTGTTTTGCATAGATAAAAACATTTTAGGTATTTCATTTATTTCTTCTTGTATATATAAATAAGTAAATAAATTTCCTATATCAAAAATATTTCCATCTACTATAAGATTCATTTCAACAATATCAATATTCATAGTTTCCTCATACTTCTTGCTAACTGAACTAATAAGTTATTTACATATTCTGGTTTTAAAAGATAAATCTCTCTTTTTTTATCATTTTCAATCTTCATATCTGATAAAATTTCTGAACGTCTAATCTCACTATAATCATCACTTCCAGCTTCTAAAATTGCTTCATATTTACTCCATTCTTCTAATTCAATAGAAGATAAGCACCAATCAAAAAAAGGGTCTTTAATATCATTTAGAATAATAATTAACCACCATAAATCTTGATTACCATAATATTTAAAAGCAATAGTTTCTGGTCTATCATTTTCTTTTATAAAATACTTATCAAAAAATTCTGGATTTTGTTGTTTATAAAGATTTATAAATCCTATTTTTAAAAATATATTTTTTATATTATATGTCACACCTTCATATTTATATTCTATTGTTGGTAACTGTCTAAAATATTTCATAATTTACCTCGTATTTATTCCACCAATCTTTGTATTATTTACAGAATATAAAGATTTATTATCTGGATGATTAATAACTTCTTCTGGTGTAATTCCTGATGTTCTTCTTGTAAGAAACTTCATTTCTGTAAATGACATTCTTATATTAATTTCTGAAGGCATACCATCTTTATAATAATAAAATTCACCTTCACCATCTTTACCATATGTAATAGATAGATTATCTAATACAAGGTCGGAAAAATTTATAAGTTTTACAATTCTCGACACATTTTCTTTTATTCTTAAAATTTCTGTTTCACTTTCTTTTGTTTTAACTTTTTCCAAAGCCATTATTTCAATAGTCCAAAATGCAGGATACTTTAAAATGGTATTTATTCCACCCATACTATCTTCTCCGGGTAAAGAAAAATATTTTATCCCATTAACTATTTTAATAATATTACTTGCTTCTTCTTGATTAGATGGAACTAATTTATAATCAAAATTAAAATTTCTATGACCTACGCCCTCAAACATATATCCGTAGTTAGGATAAATATATCTTTTAGAAGCTACTGATAAATTTTCAGATGATAATGCTCTTTTTATGGGTGCACCAAAAGAACCCCATGCACCTAATAATCCACTTACTACTGTTTGTAATGTTTCTACCTGTATTCTTAAAAATTCCGAATTATATTCACCAGTCATTATATTTTCGGCTTTTTTCCATTGAAGTTTTAAATCTTCCTTTATAGCAGAACTAATAGGTAGGTAACATCTAAATTGTGGGGTTTTATTTGTTTCTGGTGATGAAAGGTCGCCACCTAATTGTTTTAACATAGAACCAGCACCATCAATAATACCTTTTTCCTTTACTGTTTGTTTTAAATCATCTTTCATAGTTTTAATATTATCAATATCTGAAATTTTTGAAAATCCATCAAGGTTTGTTGCAAAATCATAAGCAGTAAATCTTAAAAAAAATGCTTCTTTATAATATAGTTTGTTTGGAAATACTAATTCTGGCATCTTAAATCCTTTTCGGTCAATATAATAAAAGTCATTCCTTTTCTTTCAGCCCATTTTTTTGCTTCTTTCCATTTAAGCTGATTCACTATCCACTGCTTTTTTAACTTATTTGACCTTGTAATTTTTCCAGACTTATTATATAAATGGTCTGGTGTTGTATATGCATATGGTTTCAATTCTACTATAAATTCTTTTATTTTTCCATTCTTATCTTTTATCTTCATCCATAAATCAACAAAATATCTATGAACCCTTTTATCAATAGGGTTGTAATATGGTATTATATTCTCTTCACTATTCCATTCAATAATATATGGATTATTGTCACACCAAGCAAAATAACTTAATTCTAATGAACTTCTATAAACAATGTTATCTATATTTCCCCTATATTTACTCTTATTGATAGGTGTGAATTTTCCCTGTTTATACTTCATCAAAAAACTCTATATTAAATTTATTTGTTTTTTCATTTAAAATTTTAATTTTAAGAATTTTATCTTTCATTACACAAATAAAACATTCATAAGATAAATTTCTATAAATATCTTCTACATCATTGAATTGAAATTCAACAAAAACATTATCTATCAAATCTTTAACAATATTTCCTTCTTCATAAAATAAAACATTATGTTCTTTATTATAACAAGATATTAATATTTTATTTTCTTTTAAAGAAATAATTTCTTTTTCATTTAAAATATTTTTGTTTTTTATTCTTATCATCAGCTTATTATCATTATAAATTTTAAATGTTTTCATAGCTTCTCCTAAAATTCTTCTATATCAAAATCAGTATCATAATTTTTAATTAATTCATAATCTACAATATTATTTACTTCATTTATTTTTTGGTTAATAAGATTTCTAACTAATCTTATTTTTCTAAATGCTATAATAGAATATATTATCTGTTTATAATATTCTCTTATCTCTGGAGTAATAGATAAATCATCAACAGATGGTAAATTATTTTCTAATATATTTAATTCTGGAATTGTATCTGTCATTCCAATTTTCATTGTAGCATTATAAATTACTGTATCTGAATTGACCGCAAAATTATTTATGATTTTTTCTAACTGTGTAATAGCATGAACAGCGTATAGTTGTTCAGCAGTCATATTCTGTTGTTTATAAAGAGGATATTTTGAGAAAATAATATTTTCACCTTTTTGTTTAATCTCGTTTATCTTTCTTTGTTTTTCTATATTTATCATTTCTTCTATTTCTTGTTCTGTTTTATTAACTACATTTCTTTTAATTAAATAGTCTTGTGTTTCTTCTCTCCAAATAGTTTGTTTAATACCTAATTTCTGATATTCTGTTATAGCAGGAATATCGATAAATGCTGGAAAGTAATTATAATTTCTTAATTCTATATCAGGTAATTTATCGAATCCTAAAATCGTTTTATTATCTGCTTTAAGAGTTTTAGGTAAAGAATTTACTTCTCTTAAATCTTCTCCATTTTTAAAAATATAAATTTTTCTCATAAAATTCTCCTATTATTCTAATTCCATTAAAAGTTTTGGCATTGTGTTGTTATCTACTGCAGTCCATATTTCTGGATTCCAATCTACATATATATCAGTATCTGGTATATTTCCCTCTTTCATTTCTTGTTCAGTTTTACCATAGAAACCCGTAAAAGCTTCATTCGTTTTTGTTCCAACAACTGGTAATCCGGGATTCAAGTCTATATTACAGTAGTTATGACTATTTGATTGGTCTACAGTCTGATATGCTATCATAGCTCCATACCATTTTGGTGTTCCAACTCCATTATTATTAATTTTTACAGAGCAATAATTTTCAATAATACTACCATTAGTAACTGAAGCACTATCAATAAAACCGCTTATCATGCCAGTATTACTTTTAATATTAACATCAGATGATATATTCATAATTACATCTTTTATGTAGTTATTTTTTACTATTCCATTGCCTTGCTTATATCCAAATCCACTTAAAATATAAAGTTCACCAACACTATTAATACAATTAACTACTCCATTTTCAATTTTATTTTCTGTTAATATATTTACATATGAAGAAAATATTCCATACGGGTAACCACTAATATCATAATAATCTATGGTAAAATTCTCTACTATATTTTTTCTGGCTTCGCTTGTATTATATGCAAATATACCACCATTATTTTTAATTTTTAAATATACATTACTTACTTTACAATTTATTATATATGGTGAAAAACCACATAAAATACCACTATATCTCCACCCTATAACTTCAGCATTTTTAATTTTAATATTTTGTAAAGCATTATTAATTGATGCAATATTATGGTATCCAAATAATCCTTGATACTCTCCATTCGGTCTATTAATATATAAATTAGATATTTCAAATCCACCTCCATTATAACTTCCCGTAAATTTATTACTATTATCTCCTATTGGTACCCACCCCTCTCCTGAATTAAATGATGATAAATCAATATCAGCCATTTGGACATAATGACTTGTTAATGGATTATTATATCGCGTAGAGCCTACTCTGATAGAATTTAAATCTTCTTCATCATATACAAAATAAGGTTTATTAGCAGTTCCATCACCC